ATCTTGAACAATAACTGACAAGTTTCTACAATCTCTATGTGGATTCCCCACATCGAGGTCTTGGAAGGGGGTGACGCCTTCCTGGACTCAAACAACAACAAGCAAGGAAAGAACAAACATGGCAATCGACTTTGAAGCACTTCGTAAGAAGCTGAACAACCTCTCTGGACAGAACAAGAAGTCCACCATTATGTGGCGCCCCGAGGAGGGCAAGGACTACAATGTCCGGATCGTGGCGATCCCCAACAATGACGGTCAGCCGTTCGTTGATCGCTGGTACTACTACGGCATCGGTGGTGACAAGGCCGGTGCGATCCTGGCTCCCCACCAGTTCGGGAAGAAGGATCCGATCCAGGACCTCATCAACAAGCTCCGTGAGGACGGTTCCGATGCCAGCCGTGAGCTGGCCAAGAAGCTCTACCCGAAGATGCGCACCTATGCTGCCGTCGTGGTTCGTGGGGAGGAGGATAAGGGAGTTCGCCTCTGGGCCTTCGGCAAGATGATCTACCAGGACCTCCTTCGTCTCATGCTTGATGAGGACTACGGTGACATCACGGACGTTGAGAGCGGTCGTGACATCAAGGTCTCCGTGACCAAGACGCCAGGCAAGCAGTATGCAGACACCAAGATTCAGCCTCGTGCGAATCCGTCACCCCTTTCAAAGGATGCCGCACAGGTGAAGTCCTGGCTCTCTTCGGTTCCAAAGATTGACGACTACGAGGAGACCCTTCCGGCTGAGGACATTGAGAAGCGAGTGAATGACTGGCTTCGCGGTGGCAGCAGCGAGCCAGATGTGAAGACTGAGTCGGTTGGAACCCTTCGTGGTGGTAAGACCGCCGACGATGAGGAAGACCTGAAGTCCTTCAAGAAGACGAATGGTTCCTCAACCAAGAAGTCGATGGATGACCTCGAGGATGCTTTCGCAGACCTTGAGTAACCTCATATGAGGCTTTGGCCGGTCCTTGTGACCGGCCATTGTTCTTTAAACATCCTGACATGAAGTCTAATATTGCACAGGAGGAAAAGTGGCAAAGAAGCGTGTAAGCATTGATTCGACGGATGGTATTAGCAGCGTCAATGAGGACTTTACTTCTGACCTCATCAATTCATTGAACCGTGACCTCGGTCACCGTGTGGCATACAACCTTGCATCAGAGACTTCACCTACTCATGTGAAGCGCTGGATCTCGACGGGCTCAAAGGGTCTCGACTACATCATTGCAAACCGTCGGAATGGTGGCCTTCCTGAGGGTCGAATTGTGGAGGTGTTCGGCCCACCGTCCATTGGCAAGTCACATCTCGCAGCCCAGATCTGTCGTTCTACCCAGAAGATGGGTGGGATTGCCGTCTACATCGACACTGAGAACGCTACGAACCCCGAGAACCTTCAGGCACTTGGGGTTGACATTGGCAAGCGTTTCGTCTATGTGGACACACACTGCACTGAGGAGGTCTTCGATATCGCTGAGAAGACCATCCTGAAAGCGAAGGCCCTGAGCAAGGATGTACCGATCACAATCATCTGGGACTCGGTTGCAGCCTCCTCACCAAAGGCAGAGCTTGAAGGCAACTATGATAAGGACACGATCGGTCTCCAAGCACGAGTCCTTTCCAAGGGCATGCGTAAGATCACAGGTGTCATTGGTGACCAGAGCGTCCTCTTCGTCTGCCTCAACCAGATTCGAACCAAGATCGGTGTGATGTACGGTGATCCGACAGCTGTGCCGGGTGGCAATGCAATTCCGTTCCACTCCTCAGTCCGCATCAAGCTTGGTGCAGGCCAGCAGATCAAGGGTGCCAACGATGAGGTTCTCGGCATCCACGTCTCGGCAAAGACCATCAAGAACAAGGTGGCGAAGCCATTCCGATCGGCAAACTTCCGAATCATCTTCGGCCAGGGAATCGAGGAGCATGAGGAGCTCTTTGACATCCTCCGTGACCACGGGCCTGACATGGTGGAAGAGCACCAGGTAGTAATCGAGGGTTCAGGCTCCTGGAAGGTGCTGCGAGTCACTAACGAGCAGAATGTCAACATCATCGAGAAGAAGTTCTATAAGGCTGACTTCGGTGAGATTATGAACACACCTGAGTACAAGCCTTGGGTCGATGGCCTTCTTGAGAAGGCGATGGTTCGACTGGCGGCAAACCCCGCCGCTGTTGACATCGACCCTGAGTCCTATGAGGAGGTGAAGGCAGTCTCAGACCTCCTGTCCGATGATGGCATGGTGTCTCCGGAGTAATCAATGTCAGGTGAAGGTCCCGTACTTGTCGTAGACGGCTTCAACCTATTCGTCAGGAACTTCATTGCAAACCCACTAATGGCCGAGGGCCAGCATGTTGGTGGGGCCATCGGTTTCATGAAATCACTCGGCTCACTGGTTGATGCTCACTCTCCCAGTGAGTGCATAGTCGTTTGGGAAGGTGGCGGTTCAACTCGTAGACGCCAGATCTACCCACAGTACAAAAGCAGGAGAAAGCCTGTGAAACTGAACAGGTTTCATGAGGGCGACATTCCTGACACTGTGGAGAATCACAATTGGCAGTTGAAGTTCCTTGTTGCATGCCTGAAACAGGTGCCAGTCAGGCAACTGTACATCACGGACTGTGAGGCTGACGACATCATCGGATACCTTGCAAGACACACCCTCAGGGACAAAAAAGTCATAATTGTCTCATCGGATCATGACTACGCGCAGTTGGTCAGTGACAGGGTAAGAATCTGGTCTCCAACTCTGAAGGACATGGTATGTGTCGAGGATGTCATCAAGCGGTTTGGCGTTCCACCAAGGAACGTCTGTGTTGCAAGGTGTTTTGCAGGAGACACCTCAGACTCAATTGAGGGAATCAAGGGCGTAGGCATCACAACCCTTGTCAAGCGCTTTCCAATGCTGGCAGAAGATAGGGACATTACTGTCGATGATGTCTTACAGGCTGCCAATGCTCATCCAAGCAAAAATCGTCTGAAGGCTCTCAAAGAGATCACGCAGAATGCCGATATCGTAAAGAGAAACTGGAAGTTGATGCACCTTGATGTGTCAAACCTCAGTGGCAATCAAATTTCAAAGCTCAACTCTTCATTCGATATTGAGCTTCCTCGTTCCAACAAGTTGGAACTCATGAGGCTAATGATTCGTCACGGTGTAAAAACTTTTGACGTTGATAGATTCATACTACAAATCACCGCAAACATCAGGAACTAGAATGTCAGAGAATGGAACTGAGGCTCTCTTCAAGTCTTATGGCAAGCACTTCCAGGAAGGAATCTTTTCTGGGTTGCTAACGGACCACGAATGGGCAGCTCAGATCTCAGAGGTGATGCAGCCAGATTACTTCGACCTGCGCTACCTCGCGTACCTCAGTGACAAGTACTTCAAGTACCATCAGAAGTACCGCTGTTTCCCAACGATGCAACTCCTCGTCTCCATCATCAAGGACGAGCTCAAGGCAGACAATAATGCTGTCCTTCGAGAACAGGTGGTGGAGTTTCTCAGCCGCCTGCGCTCCAATCCCAACTCCGGTGACCTTGAGTATATCAAGGAGAAGAGCCTTGACTTCTGTCGAAAGCAGGCAATGAAGGAGGCGCTTGAGAAGTCGGTTGAGCTCATCTCAAAGGACAAGTACGATTCAGTCCTTGACCTGATGAAGAATGCCGTGTCAGTCGGCCTACCCGTTTCCGTTGGGCACGACTTCTTTGAAGACATGGAGGCAAGGTTTGTAAAGATCAATCGGCTTGCATGTCCAACAGGCCTTGACCAGATCGATGAGAAGACTGTCCTCAATGGTGGTCTTGGAAGGGGCGAGCTTGGTGTGGTTGTTGCACCAACCGGTGTGGGTAAGTCTCACTTTCTTGTAATGATCGGTGCACATGCACTTCGAATGGGAAAGAACGTCCTTCACTACACATTTGAGCTCACAGAAACTGCCGTCGGCATCCGGTACGATTCCAACCTAACGAACATCCCCTCCAACGAGATCCAGGACTCCAAGCAGGAAGTCTTGGACAAGTACAAGGAGATGGAACTTGGCAAGCTCATCATCAAGGAGTATCCAACCGGAAGCTGCTCGGTAGCGACTATTCGTAATCACCTTGAGAAGCTGGCACTTCGAGGCTTCGTTCCGAACGTCATTGTCATTGACTACGCTGACATCATGCGTTCAAGTCGAGAGTATGATGCCCTTCGAATGGAGCTGAAGCTCATCTATGAGGACCTGCGAAACCTTGCAATGGAACGTAGCATTCCTGTATGGACTGCGTCACAGGCAAATCGAGATGCCTCGGCAGCGGATGTCGTTGGTCTTGAGAACATGAGTGAGTCCTATGGCAAGGCAATGGTTGCCGATGTGGTCCTTTCAATCTCACGAAAGCCGACTGAGAAGGCAACAGGTGCAGGCCGACTCTTTGTTGCAAAGAATCGAGCAGGTCGTGACGGAATTCTCTTCCCAGTACACATCGACACATCTCGATCTAAGATACAGATTCTTGATGAGAACAGTCTCACCCTTCAAGAGAGTATCGAGCAGGATGAGAGTGATCGTAAGAAAGTGTTACGCGATAAGTGGAACCAAGTTATGGGAGCTAAGTGATGAATGACGTAACAAGGCAGATTGCTTTGAGGGAGACCTCGGCATACTTCGAGGGAGATGAACTTGCTCCCGATGTTTTCATGAAGTATGCGCTTCGCGACTCCAATGATGACCTCTTGGAGACCAATCCCAACCAGATGCATCGTCGTCTTGCTAGGGAGTTCGCTCGTATCGAGGCGAAGTATCCCAATGCAATGGGTGAAGATGAGATCTATGAGCTTCTGAAGGACTTCAGGGATGTAGTCCCCCAGGGTTCTCCGATGTCTGGTATAGGAAACTACTACCAGCTTCAGAGCCTGTCAAACTGTTTCGTTGTGGAACAGCCTCATGACTCATACGGTGGCATTCTCTTCACTGACCAGGAACAGGTCCAGATCATGAAGAGACGTGGCGGAGTCGGATTCGATGTCTCCACAATTCGCCCGAAGGGCCAGCCTACGACCAACGCTGCTCGAACCACCGATGGTATCGGTGTCTTCATGGAGAGGTTCTCCAACTCCACCCGTGAGGTTGCTCAGGGTGGACGTCGTGGTGCTCTCATGCTCACCATTGACTGTCGTCATCCGGAGATTGAGTCGTTCATCGACATCAAGCGAGACCTGAAGAAGGTGACAGGTGCAAACATTTCCATCCGCTTCACCGACGAGTTCATGCAAGCCGTGGAAAGCAACACCGGCTTCTGCCTTCGTTGGCCAGTCGAGGCCCATCCCGAGGAAGCTGAGATCGTCAAGATGGTCGATGCGAGACAGATCTGGGAGAAGTTCGTGGACGCTGCGTGGTCCTCGGCTGAGCCCGGTGCTCTCTTCTGGGACACGATTACCCGTGAGGGAATCGTAGACTGCTACCGTGAAGTCGGTTACAAGACGATCTCGACGAATCCCTGTGGCGAGATTCCACTAAGCCCGTACGACTCCTGCCGACTGATGGTTGTCAATCTCACCTCATTCGTCAACAACCCCTTCAGCGACAATCCAACCTTCGACTTCGGTCGATTCAATGATGTGGTCATGAAGGCCCAGCGTCTGATGGATGACCTTGTCGATCTTGAGGTAGAGTGTGTCGATCGGATTCTTGAGAAGATTGATAGGGACCCACAGCCGTTCCATGTCAAGAAGATTGAGAGGGACCTTTGGGAAAAGATTCGCTCTGCAGGTCTCAATGGTCGAAGGACAGGCCTTGGTATCACGGGTCTTGGTGATGCCCTGGCTGCAATGAACATCAAGTATGGAAGTGACTGCTCTGTCACTGTGACTGAGGAGATCTACAAGGCTCTTGCTGTGGGTGCTCACCGTTCTTCACTCATCATGGCCAAGGAGCGTGGTGCCTTCCCGGTGTGGGACTTCGAGAAGGAGAAGAACCACACATACCTGAAGAAGGTCATCAACGCATGCAATGGTCCATACCACGACATGTGGAAGAGCACTGGAC